AACGGGCGCTTTGTTATCATGCGACACTGATGATAGATTTTATGACAAGTGGCAGCTATATCTAACGGGAAGCAACAACTTCAGAAAACAAGTATCTGCTGAATACAAAGCGAATAGAACAGCGCCAAAGCCTGAGCATCTGCCAGCAGCACGACAGCATCTGATTGAACAATGGGGTGCTGTAGTTGCTGAAGGACAAGAAGCTGATGATGCCATTGCCATTGAAGCTACAAAGCTTAATGGAGATTTTGTCATCATCAGCATCGACAAAGACTTCAAGCAGATACCGGGCTATCATTACAACTTCGTCAAGCGTGAACACTTCTTCGTCACTCCTGAAGAAGGACTTCGATTTCTGTACATGCAGATATTGATGGGCGATACAGCAGACAATGTCATTGGTTTGAAAGGCATCGGTCCTAAGAAAGCTGAAGCTGCGTTGGCTGAATGCACGACGGAACAGGAAATGGCTGACGTCTGTTACGAAATGTATGCAGATGTTGACAAAGTCCGACAAAATGGAACATTGCTCTATCTTCGTAGAAAGGAAAACGAACTGTGGACACCACCTACCCCGTCCAAGAAGGACGAAAGTTTGACAAAGGAAAGCCCCGCTACGGACTCCTAAAGCCTGAAGCGCTAGAAGAAGTGGTGAAGGTGTTGACATATGGTGCAGAGAAATACAGCCCTGACAATTGGAAGCATGTGGAAAACATGCATGAGCGATATTTCGATGCTTCGCAGCGTCATACGTGGGCACATTGGCGCGGAGAACTTCGCGATGAAGAGACAGGGTATTACCATCTAGCACATGCTATTTGTAACCTGATGTTTCTGTTGCAATCTGAACTTGATGCCGACGTCCCCTTCTAGGTCTCGTAATGGTGGTTTGTGGACGGAAGCGAAGTTTCGCAGCTTTGTTGTCAGTACGTTACGTGCTGGTTCCCGTCGCTGGCCTGTTAAGTGGGCAGTGTTGAAAGCTGCTCTCGTTGGCAGGTCTGTTAACACGAAGACAGGGAAGTTTGCACAGCACTATCGATGCACTCATTGCCGTGCTAATTTCCCTGCTACCAGTGTGGTTGTTGATCACATCCATCCTGTAGTGGATACAATGAAGGGGTTCACTACATGGGACGAATACATCGAACGCATGTTTGTTGAAGCAGAAGGGTTGCAAGTTTTGTGCAAAAGCTGTCATAAAGAAAAGACGGCAACAGAAAGAAAGGAACGGAAAAATGTACGAACTAAAAATTGATGAAGATGTGTTTCAAACTCTTGTTCTCAACTATTTGAAAGATAGTTTGTCAACGGTGATGCAGGAAAATGAGTATATGACTCACCCTGAAGACAGGGCATATAACACGCATCTACTGCCAGCGTTGCTCACTGTCATCAAATACTTCAGTATTCCTGATCAGTATGATGAGTATGTTTATCAGGTGTTTGGGAGCGACGACGACAGTCAGTTGTCGTTTAACTTCGGAGGAACCGACGAATGAATATTCAACTCGTTAAAGAATACGAAGACGGTAGCGCCACCTACACCTTCGACATGAATGATGAAGAACGTGATAGTCTGATGAGGTTTGCCATCATCGAAGCCCTGAAGAAGGGCATTGAAGAAGGTAAGAAGTACACACCACCAGAAAGCGAAGATGAAAGTAACGACGGTTTGGAAAACACCTGACGGTGAACGTCTCATCGCGTACATGGCGCGAGTGTCAAATCCTGCAAATCAAGCCAATGAAAAGTATGTGCCGCTGATCAAGTATTTGATCAAGCACAAGCATTGGTCACCGTTTGAAATGGTGAACGTTTGCATGGAAATTGAATGCACTCGCGACATTGCGCGACAAATCCTGCGACATCGAAGCTTTTCGTTTCAGGAGTTCAGTCAACGCTACGCTGTAGCCGATGGTTATGAATTGTCAGAGGTGAGGCTGCAAGACGAAAAGAATCGTCAGAACAGCATTCCTGTACAGGATAGGGAGATGATGCGATTTTGGCAGGAGCAACAACAAGCTGTGTTGAAAGCTGCAACTGTCGCATACGAAAACTCTCTCAATGCTGGTGTCGCAAGAGAGGTTGCACGTAAGGTGTTGCCTGAAGGGTTGACAACAAGTAGGATGTATATGAACGGAACGCTGCGTAGTTGGCTGCATTACGTTGACATTCGAACTGGTGTTGAGACTCAGAAGGAACATCGCGACATTGCTCTTGAATGCGAGAAGCAACTACGTCTACATTTTCCTAACGTAATGGAAGCATACGACAATCGATAATATCTGCTAACACAGACATTTTTGCTATAACGTCCGTCCCCAGCGCCGACCATCGCGTCGGCGTTGTCATCTCACAAAGGAAAACATGGAAAACATCAGCACCCCTTGGTCTACTGTAGGCTACCTCACCTACAAGCGCACGTATTCGCGCCGCCTAAACGAGCAAGACATCAACTCCCCCACCGAAGAATTCGATGACACTGTCAACCGCATTGTTAAAGCTGCAACTAAACAACTAGGTTGCAACTTCACTGCAGACGAAGAACAACGTCTGCGTAAGTATCTTCTACAGTTGAAAGGCACTGTTGCCGGTCGCTTCCTTTGGCAACTCGGCACAGACACTGTCAACCGACTCGGGCTTGCATCGCTACAAAACTGTGCCTTCACTGTCGTTGACAAGCCTGTAGAGCCGTTTACGTGGGCTATGGACTTGCTGATGCTGGGTAGCGGTGTTGGCTACAACATCCAGCGCTCCAACGTTGACAAGCTGCCTCCTGTGAAAGAAGACTTCAAGGTGCCGACACGTGTTGACAGCGCTGATGCCGACTTCATCGTCCCTGACAGCCGCGAAGGCTGGGTGGCATTGCTCGGCAAGACGCTTAAAGCAGCCTTCCTTGCCCACGAAAGCGGCAAACAAACCTTCACCTACTCCACGCAGCTTATTCGCTCTAAGGGCGCTCCTATCAAGGGCTTTGGTGGCACTGCCAGCGGTCCTGAAGACTTGGTGTGGGGCATCACCGAGATTGGTAAGATTCTTGAGAAGCGTGCTGGCAAGAAGCTGCGTCCCGTTGATGCTCTCGACGTCATGAATATTATCGGCGCTGTCGTTGTTGCTGGGAATGTTCGTCGCTCTGCACAGATTGCCATTGGTGATCCTGACGATGTCGAATATCTGCTGGCAAAGCGTTGGGACATGGGCAACATCCCGTCATGGCGGGCTATGTCGAACAACAGCGTTGTCTGCGATGATGTGACCGACCTTCACGAATTCTTCTGGGATGGCTATGAAGGCAAGGGTGAGCCTTATGGTCTCATCAATTTGAAGCTGTCTCGCAAGATTGGATTGCTTGGTGACACTCGCTATCCCGACAAGGATGTGCAAGGATATAATCCATGCGCCGAGCAAAGCCTTGCTGACAAGGAAACGTGCTGCCTTGCAGAAATCTTCCTGCCCAATGTTGAGTCATATGAAGAATTCATCGACATTGCAAAGCTGCTCTATCGCATCAACAAGCATTCGCTGGCGTTGCCTTGCCATCTGAAGTCAACGGAAGAGATTGTTCACAAGAACATGCGTATGGGCATCGGAATCACTGGTGTCATGCAATGCACTGACGAACAGAAGAGTTGGCTGCGTAAGGCGTATGAAGAGCTTCGTGCATTTGATAAGCAATATAGCGAAGACAATAATTTCCCGACGTCTGTGAAGCTGACAACGGTGAAGCCTTCCGGTACGCTGTCGCTGCTGCCCGGTGTCACTCCCGGTTGCCATCCTGCGTATGCTCGTTACATGATTAGACGTATCCGCATCAGCAGCAACCATCCGCTGGTGCAAGTGTGTCGCGATCATGGCTATCACGTTGAGTATCAGCAGAACTTCGACGGCAGCGAAGATCGCAGCACGGTGGTGGTGTCGTTCCCGTTCCGTCATCCCGACAATGCTGTGCTGGCTAAGGACATGACAGCGCTGGATCAGCTTGAGACGATTAAGTGGTTGCAGGAAAACTGGAGTGATAACAGCGTTAGCTGCACCGTCTACTATCGAAAAGAAGAGCTTCCTGAGATTCGTAAATACTTGAAGAAGTATTACAAGAATGCTCATAAGAGCCTGTCATTTTTGCTGCACAGCGAACATGGCTTTAAGCAGGCTCCGCTGGAAGAAATCACACAAGAGCAGTATGAGGCATTGGTCGCATCGACAAGGCTCATCTCTCACGTTGATGAAGCCAACATCGGTTTGGACGATGCTGATTGCGCCAGCGGTGCATGTCCAATTCGGTAATACGTCAGTGATATAACAGAGCCGTCGCAGGGAAACCTCGACGGCTTTTTAGGAAGATGATATGGATATTCTTGTTCGCCCACGTTTTGGTTTTGGTATTGACATTGAACATAACGAAGATATTTGCTATCGTGCTGGAGAGACTAGCGAAGAAGACAAGAACACAATATTGTTGTGCTATGTAGGACTTCTTATTAAGATTCCATTCTTCACCATCTATCTCGGTGAGTTCTTTGAACGAGCCAAACTCAATGACGATTGAAGTCAATATAACAAATGTAATGGTGAATAGAGCTAGAAAAAAAGTAAAGGAGATGGGAACGCTCAAGAACAGCATCACAAATGGAATGGGCAATCTCGTTGGCTTTATTGGTGAGGAAGTGGCAATGTATGTGCTTAAGAAGCAATCATTCAATGCTATTCATGTAAACACATTTGACTATGACATCCTTGCCAATGGGATAAGGATAGACGTCAAATCAAAGTCAACGTCTGTACCACCCCTGCCGCACTACAGCAACAGCGTTGCCAACTTCAACACCACTCAAGACTGTGACGTCTATGCGTTTGTACGTGTCAAAAAAGATTTGACTACAGCATGGTGGTGTGGTGTAATCGACAAAGATCGATTCTTCAAAGACGCTGTGTTTATGAAGAAAGGTCAATTGGATGCTGATAACAAATACGTTATCAAAGCAGACTGTTACAACCTTCCAATTTCACAGTTGAGGGAAATGATATGAAATTATATTTCGACAAAGACCACTTCATCTCGAAAGAGTCGATGTTCGCGTTTCAAGAAGGCTACTACGCTTTCTCTCGCGGCTGGATTGCCAGCAAGTACAACATCGACAGCTTGAAAGGGAAGGAGTGGCAGCGTGGTTTCAATTGCGCCTACTTCGACAACATCTATCGCATTCAGCAGAATAAGCCGCGATAGTTATTTGCGGCTTACTAAGCCGCCTTTGTTAAATTTGTCGGTGAGAGCAACGACCTTGCCAGCAGCCTTCGTATCGGTGTCGGTTACGTTGACAAGATTGTATAGCTGCTGCAGATTGTCAGCTTTTTCTGTAGCGTTGTTCTGTCGCAACACATCTGCTGCCCGCTTAAACACTGGTGCCTTAAACTCCAACTGAGCAATGGCACTACCATAGCTGTGACCCATACCCGTCTTCGTTGTCGTAAGCTTGCCTATGTTGGAGATGGCATACAGATATTCTTTAGCGTTGCGATAGGTGTCTAGCGCTTGCTTCTGAGTCATTGTGTCTTTAGTGTCAGAAACAATCTTGTTGAGATTTTCACCAGCTTGTTTCTGACGCTTTCTATATTTCTCATATTGAGGAATCTTCTCAGCAATCTCCATCTGCGTCTGAACATCAGAGCGCCTACGCATCTTGTCCATCTCTGGCATCGCAGACTCTGTTTCATACATGTCTGCTCTCGGAAGATTTAACGGACGAGCCCTACCGGGAACACCAGTGATTGATCTGGCAATGGTGTTGAGGTCTTTATTCGCATATTGATCTGTTGACATGTTGACACGTGAGAACACGTAGTCAGCATATGGCATCTCATATGAGACAAACTTTTCAGGGTCTTTTCCACCGAATCTGGTGCTGGTAAAGTTTAGATTGACATCACTTGTCAACGACGGAGCACCAACATTAAGCTCATCGTGCTGACTTGTAAATGTCGAAGGTCTAGCAAAGCCAGATTGTTTGATTGCCTCAATGTTCGACTTTACGTTGCCGTGATATAGCACCTTGGCAGGAACGTTAGCATGCTTCCGACGAAGGCTGTCTAGTTCCTCTTGCTTTGCCTGCAAAGTCTTCATAAGCAATCGCTTATCTTTACGTGTGCTTAGATCAGCTTCTCTGCCATACTTGCCTCTGAAGTCTCCTTGAGCAACACCAATGACAACATCGTCAAAGTTCTCAGTATCTGGCATGCGTTTAATACGCGAATAGTTGTATTCCCGATATTTGCGAATGTCTTCAAGAACAGCATTGCGCTGCCTTGTCCTGATGAAGCTCTTTAAGTCGCCACTAAGAAACTCAGAGGCAACTTGAGGCTCAGGAACATCTTCAACGTCCACCATCGGCTTTGCTTTGAAGTCAGCACCAACCTCTTCAGACGGAACATAGTCCTTCGGCTTATACGGCAACGGAGGCTGTTCTTTGTAGGGAATGCCCTTGAGCCATGCTGCTGTGCTTTGAAGCTCATTAGCAAAGGCTTCTTCGTCAAGCTTCTTCGCGTTGAAGACGTTGGCAGTGCTGTTGTCCTTCAAATAAGCTTCAGCAGCAGCGTAGTCTTCGTCGCTGAAAGCTTTGTTGGGGAAGTTGTATTTAGGCTCTGGCGCTGCCAACATCTCATCAGTCTGTGCAGCAACATTGCTTTCCTTAGCCATGCGCTCAGACAACGACAGCACAACAGGCTCATCGGCAGCAGCCTCTACAGGCTCGTCAGCAAGCGTTGACGTAGGTGGGCTAGGCTCTGCTGCTTTCACAGCCTTAGAAGCCTTTTTAGGGGCTACCAGAGCCTTCTTAACCGGGGCTGCCGGTGCAGCTTCCTCTGCCATCTGCTCTGACAGAGACAACACCACCTTCGGTGCAGCCTTTGTCAGAGCTTTGCTGGCTACTTTGCTGGTGAGTTTGTTGATCAAGCCCATGAGTGTTTCCCGAACAAGCTAGTCATCTGTTGTACCATGCCGCCTTTGGCGTATTTTGTCGGCCCAATAGCTAGGTCTTTATATTTCGGGAACAAGTCGTAAGCCTTGGCTTCTTCCATTGTTATACCGTTGTGGTCAGCAGCATAAAGATCGTTGACTATTTTCTTCACCTTAGACGGCGCACGAAGATAGTTTATACGGTTTAGTTTCTCTGGAAACTCCTGTGCAAATGTTGCTTCTGTTATTTTCTTAGCTTCTTCAACCGCTTTCCCGATGACGTTGTTAATCCTTTCTTGTTTTTGTTCACTTGTAAGAGATTGATATTGTGACTTTTTAATATCATCATTAACAAAGTCAATAGCGTACCTGTTCGTATTCTGAATGAACAGTCTGTCAAAGTCTTTGTCACCGCTAGGACGTCCATACACTTTGTATAGGTCTACGCTGTGTTTGACAATTTCCTTTTCAGCTTCAGTGCGTGGTGCTGCTGTACGGAAACCAACAAGTCGATTGAAGAACTCACCTTCCTTTGATACTTTAGATTGCTCTTGTTCTTCACCTTGTTTCTTAGGTGGCTCTTCCTTGAAACGAACAACGGCTGGTGCCAATTCTTCTTTGACAAAAGGCAGCTTAGCCTGTACACGCTGATAGGCAGCTTGAGCAAGACGACCACCTTCGGTATCAGCAGTCAACACATTTGGATCACGTGCAAGTTGTGCTTCGTCACCACGAACTAAATCAACCAAGTCAAAAATTTGCTTAGCGACAAACGGCTGGGTAAATCGACCAGCAAAGTCTCCTGCAACCTTGCTCAAACTTTGCTTTACTGACTCCCATTTTTCTTCGCTGTTAAACACATCAACAATACCAGTAATAAAGCTGTTGGTAGTGCCTGCTGGTGTCTTGAATCCGACTATGTTTTCCAAAATTTCTTTGATTTGAGCTTTACCAATACCGTCTGTTGCGTCACGAACCCATATATCTGCAATGCCCAAATACGGTGCAATTGGGAAAATAGACTTTACATCCGTTATTCCGTTGTCTGTTTTTACTTCATTCCAGTTAACATCAGGATTGTTGCGACGATAATCTATTGCTGCAAGTAACATGCCGAAACCAACAGTGGCTTGAACAGCTTTTGTAGCTCCTTCGCGTGCAACCATCTCAGCCTTTTCAAGCTGACCAGCAGCACGCAGCTTAGTTGCTTCGTTAACATATTGTCTTGCACCAATAAAACCTAACGGGCTGTATTTATACTGAAAAGCAAGTGCGTTGGTTACGAATCGCGGGAATGGAATTACCAACGATGCAAGCGGCACTGCTTCTACGCCTTTAACAAAGCGTGCTCCACCCTTTTCAAAAAAATCTTCAAAAGCTGAGAACGACTTCGCATACATCTGAGGTGTATATGAGAATGTGTCTTTGAATGAATCGTCCAAGGCTTTCTTCAGAATAGATGAAGGAATAACCTTGTTAGCTGCTAGAACATCTTTGTACAAATCGATACCAACACGACCAAGTTCTCGCTCCAACGATGCAGCAAACGATGCACGACGATACATGCCGTCCATTGCAGCATTAAAAGTTTGTGACCAACGAGCGAATTTGCTAACATCATTTAAGTCTGTATCTTGAGTTGCACCAGAAATACGACTGAGAAATGTTGGGTTGTTCTCCAACACCTTCTCAGTGATGTCTTCTGCCAATCCATTCCTTTTCATGTAATACAACGTGCCGATTGCGTCTTTCCACGCATCACCCATTGTCTTCTGCAGAACCGTCAGCTTCTCACCATCGGCAGCACTCAGCGCAGTACCGACGCTGTAGCGAACGCCTTCGATCATCTGCACACCCGCTTTCATCGAAACACCAATGAGGTTACCGATAGTGTTACGTGCCAGCGTATCGATACCGGAAGTGATGATGGCTTTAGATTCACGTTCAACGCGCTTAATGCCTTCACTAGCTTTTGACCACGAACCAACTTGATCGGTATCAACGCTGTAAAGCTCTTTCATGCGCTTATCGAAACCGGGATCAATTTCGCTCCGACGTTTCCCCCATCTAGCTGCAACGGAAAGCGCTTGCATTTGGCTAGCACCAGAGGATACTGATGATTTTGCCGCTGCTGCAAATTGCTCTGCAGTAAGTCCTGCTTTGTTAAGAGCAGCCTCAAATGCAACATCGTCAATGGTTTCTATTTGCGAAAATGTGCGGTAGATGGCATCGCTAATTTGTTCCTTCGCAGGATTCCACCCGAATTCTTCAGGTTTATCCTTCATCATTTGCATCGCCATGCGTACAGCAGAGCGACTGAATTCGTCACGAACCTTAGCGTCTGTCGCTGCCATTGCCGGATCAATTTCATCTAGCAAAGATTTACCATAGGCTTTGACATAGTCCGAATGAACGGTTTCAAAGTCACGGGTCATTGCATTGGCAAGCTGCTTCTCGGTTGATGTCAATGGTGCAGAAGGACTTGCTGTAGTGATGTTACGATCAACAAGTTCCTTGCTGATAATTTCACCACGTTCTTTGATTGTCCGAGCCTTCGCTGTTTTGGCAGAAACAGCACCACTAACAGCGCCGGGTATCACTGCTGACAAAACAGTGCTCCACGGGTTATATTCGGGCTCAGTTTCTCCAAGGCGTCTTGCCCTCTCAATTTCAGTACGTTGTCCAGTGATATCGCCTGCACCACCAATAGCGGCTTCAGTACCTGCTGATGTCAATACTTCAGCGCGTGTTGCAGCCTTACTCAGCGCTTGTTTTTCGAGAGCGCGTGTGGCAGCGTCTTTTGACGCCACTTGCATTCCCTTGCGAACAACTGTACCAGCAGCAGCCCTACCGAATCCGGGACCTAACACATACAACGGCAAGTCACTAAGAATAGCTTTAGTGATGTCAACTGCCGCCCGCACTTTATCTGGTGCGTCTTCTGCTTTTTCATAAACACGCTGAGCAAGTGCAAGCGCTCTGGCTTGATCAATATTAGAATTCTTTAGCGCAACAAGTTCTGGCAATGCTCCAAAAAGCAAACCATATTCAGCAAATCGTCGTTGCCCATAGAAGCGATTTACAAATTGTTCTCTAGTTTCCTTCTTAGGATCAAACGCAGGTTGACCACCAGCCTGCATACCTTGATTGACAATATTGAAGAACTCGTCGTTATTGACGATTACATCAAACGGAATCTCTTTAGCTTTTTGTTCCGCCCTAATCTTCTCAACGTTTTGTTGTCGAGCTTTAGCTTGAGGAAAGACACCAAAGGCAGCGCCGCCAGCACCTTCAACGGGTGCTGACTGCGGCAACAATCCTTCAGTCTTGTAAGCACCTCTAATGCGCTGTGCTTCAGCTTGAAGGTCTTCAACAGTGTTGATGGGCTTCTGTGTGGTCTTGGCTAGCTTTGTTTGTACTGCAGGAACATCTTCATCAAGAGTGATAGCACCGCGCTTCAAATAAGCGTCTGGATCAAACGTCTTTGGTGTAGAAGCCGGTGCCGTCTGCTTTGACAGATAGGCGTCTGGATCAAATGGCTTTGACGACTTCGACAGGTAAGCATCTGGATCAAACGTAGCCATGCCTTACATCCCCAAACGACGACGAATCTCTGCTGCTCTCGGATCACGCGGATTAGCATTTGCCCACTCAAGAGCTTGTCTATCTTCAGCGCTTAGTTGACGAGGCGCAGCAGGCTTTGCCGGTGCAGCACGTGGCGCAGCGCCAGCAGGCGCACCAATGTTGGCGAAGTCGTCAGCAGCCTCTGTAGGCGTCATAGGACGGGCAGGTCTTGCTGATGCCGCTGGCGCTGGTGGCACCGCAACCGTTGTAGGTCTTGCTTCGACAGTAAGGTCTTTCGAAGGTTTATCCGGCTCTATCACTTTGTTACCATTAAACTTAAGTCCAAAACCACTCAGCGCACCCCTAGCTAGAGGATTTTCAACAGTGTTATCTTTACCAATATATCCAGATAGTTTGGCAGACTCAAGTATGCCTTTTCGCTCAACATACAATATGTTTTCGTTGACAACATCTTGTGATAGTTGCCCATTATATTTTGCTTCCTTACCAATGACTCGTTTGGTGTCAGGATCAATAACATCAACCAGCGTCCAATCTTTCTTTCTTCCAAATGTGCTTTCAATAGCGCTTCCGGCATGTCGCCTAAACAAATTGATATAAGCTATTTCTTTTTGAGGCTCAAGCGGATTTGGCTCGTTATTGTCTTTGTACCTTTTCTTTTCTGCAGCATCGTTATCAAGATATTGTCGCGCTTCTTTAATTTGTGCAGGAGTATAGTTTTGTGGAGCCCTTACAATCTGTTGAAACTTTGCCATGCTCTTAGCATGATCGATTTGCGGTTTTGTAAGATTTTCCACAATAACAACAACGTCACGATACTTACGTGCAGCCTCATTAGCTTGTGGACTACCTTCACCAAATTGTTGCACAGCAGCCACCGCTGCTCCTTGAAGACGCTTGAGTTGCTTTTCGGGGTCTTCTGGCTCTTTAGGAAGAATCTTCGCTACAGACTTCTCCAATGCGTCAAGTTCCGTCCTTAATGCTTTAGTCTCTGGGCTATTCGGGTCTTTGGCATCGGCTGCAGCAAACCTTCCACGAAGAGCATCTAGCCTAGCTTCCGGGCCTGACTTGTCTTCCTTCTTAAACACACCGAAGTTAACCGTCGCAGTAGGCTCTGGCATGCTTGGACGGAAACCAGATTCAGCACGTGCTACATCCTCCAGCGTCATTCCACGTGCTGCAGCGGTTTGCTCAAGCCTACGTTGCATTTGACCAGCAGACGGAGACAGCCATGACCGACCTTGAGGCTCCAACAGCTTTGCAGGTTCTACTTGCGTCCTAGAGCGAACAGCATTGCTGATTAGTTCATCAACAGTGCCGGTCATCTGTGCAATTTTAGTTGCATTGGGAGTGATGATGTCTTTAGGAGAAAGATTGCGAATATTGTCTTCCGTTGACATCCTTGCTTTCTTCAAAGCCTCAAACGCAACAGGAGAAAACAAATATGCCTTCATCAACTCCGGGTCTTCTACACCAAGTTGAACAAGCTCACTCTTACGTTCACGAAGTTCTTTCTCAAGCGCCTGAGCTTCTTTTTCTTGCTGCATCTTCAACACAGACGCACGTTCAAGACGCCCCTGCAAAGCAGCGTTAGAGAACTTACGCTCTTCTTCAATGCGTTCGTAGACGCTTTCAGCAAGACCAGCGCCGAAACCAGCAAGACTGAATCCCATTACTTTTTCCTCCTAGCGACAATGCCGCCAGTTTCTTCTTTGACTTCCTGCATCTCAGTGACAGTTTCTGCCATCACTTTTTCAATAGCATCAATCGGCATAGTTCTATTCGTATCAATGTCTTCTGCCTGAATGACATACTTAATGCCGTAGATTTCAGCAAGTGCAATCATCAACTCCACCAGCACAGGCTTTACCAACATGCCAGCATCGATGGTGTGCATGCCTTCCATGATGCCGGTCCTTATCATGCCTTCAGCAATGGTGAGCAACGGCACATCACGCTTGATGACATCAATGACATTACCAATCATGTCTTCGTCAACGAGCCTGTCGGAGTAGTAGTCAACGACTTCGTCTAGCGATGTATGCTTTGGAGGCTGCTCCCACGGAGCATTGCCGGGAGCACCCGTCAACGAAATGCCGGGAATAGGTTGATGAAGAAAATCAGGAGACATTCTTTGCCTTCACTTTCTGTGCGGTCTTACGGATGACGGAAATGTAAGAAGCGATGGTGTCGATGTAGTCGCTCTCAGATGACGGCAGCTTGTCCTTTCGAGACATGATGCCGCCTTCGCTCTTTGAAGATTTCTTATTCATACCATTAATGCGCTCTTCAACTTGCGCCATGAACTTTTTGTAATTCTTCATTGTTAGCCCTTAAACGGATTTAACCAATCCAAAACGTCACCAATTTTTTCAACTATTTTTTCACCAGTATCGGTTCCAAGAACAGAGCCAAGTAGCCTACCAAGCGAGGCACTTGCTGCAGCATCAGCAGCACTATCCGCAATACCACGTTGAGTCTGAGACTGCAACAAAGCCGTTGCCATCGACGCAGCCCTGTCCTCAGCACGTTCATAGCTATCGTACACCATCTTCACTTGGTCACGATAGAGCATCACTTCGTTATTATATTGCGCCGAAGTCATGTTGTTCATGGACTGAGCGTTAGCAATATTGGCAGCGTTGACAGCAGCAGTGTTAGCGGTGCTTACCTGCGCCAATAGTTGCGCGTTTGCTTGATCAATGACAGTGCGATTGGTTACATTAAATTGCTCACGCTGCGACTTCATCTGCGAGTTAAACTGCTCCATCGCATTCTCTTGACCAGTGTTAAACTGAGTCATTGCATTCTTCTGAGCGGAGTTAAACTGAGATACTTGAGTTGATAGCGATGCAGAAAACTGATCAGCTTGCTGCTTGTTTGCAGCGTTAAACTGAGACGCAGCATTCTCAGCAGCAGCATCGGACAACGCAACCTGTGCAAGCTGTTGCGCCTTGAACAACGATGTCTTCTGCGTGTTGTCAAGATTTGCCATGTCCATTGCCAAAAAGGCTTGAGCATTCTGAACAGCCGTCTGTTGCCGTGCGTTCAGATTTGCCATGTCCATTGAGGCAGTGGTAGCAGCATTCGCAAGCACTGTAGCCTGCTTATTGCTCATGTCTTGCAGATTAATCTGCTGAATAAAATTAGCATTTGCAAGAGCATTCTGTTGCTCTGCAGTGAAATTTGTTTGAGCAATTTCAGCAACACGTGCAGCGTTGGTAATGTTTACTTGCTGCTTGTTGCTGAGTTCTTGACCCTTCAACGCGGCATCAATCTGTGCATTTGCAAGTGCTGTTTGTTGCTTATTTGAAGTATTGGCAAGCGCAATCTGCATTGCATTTGTCGTATTCAACAAATTCACTTGCTGTTCGGCGTTAAACTTTAGTCCACGCTCTTGCAATTGGCTGCTGACATTGAACAACGATGTCTGCTGTTGATTCGACAGCACTTGCCCCTTTAACGCAGCATCAGCATTGAATTCAGCAATGAATGCTTGTTGTTGTGCTGTTGCATCAAACTGTGCAGACTCAAAGTTCTGAGTGCTTTGCAACACAGCCATCTGTTGCTCATTCGACAACTCTTGACCTTGCAATGCAGCACTAACCTGCAGATTTGCTAGCGCTGTCTGTTGTTTATTCGACAGATTTGCCGTATCAACCTGCAGTTTATTAGCGGCATTGAACAACAATGTTTGCTGATCATTACTAAGTTCAATCTTACGCTCATCCAACACAGCGCTAGCGTTAAATAGCTGCGTCTGCTGTTGATTGGACAACACCTGTCCCTTCAGCGCAGCATCAGCATTAAACTTAGTAATAAAGGCTTGTTGTTTTGCGTTAGCATTAAATTCAGCAGCTTCAAAAGTCTGTGTACTTTGAAGAACAGCCATTTGTTGATCGTTAGTAAGCTCTTGTTGTTGCAAAGACGCACGAACCTGCAGATTTGCTAGCGCTGTCTGTTGAGCATTTGATGCGTTTGTAATGTCAACCTGAAGAGCGTTTGTAGAATTAAACAACAGGGTTTGTTGTTCATTTGTCAAATTAATCTTACGCTCATCCAATACAGCACTAGCATTAAACAATGCTGTCTGTTGCTGATTTGACAGCACCTTTTCTTCAAGCGCTGCACGTGCTTGGAAGTCGGCAATGAATGCTTGTTGTTGTGCATTAGCGTTAAACTGCGCTGCTTCAAATGATTGAGTGCTACGCAGCATTGCCATTTGCTGTTGGTTATTAAGCTCTTGACCAGCAATGGCACCTCTCACTTGTAAATTGGCAATAGCTGTTTGCTGTCGAGTATTGAGATTGGCAAGATCAATCTGAATGTTTTCAGCAGACCTTTGAAGCATTGCCTGCTGACGATTTGTAAGATTGAGATTGTTTACTTCTGCATACTTTGCTGCGTTGGCAAGAGAAACAGAAGTCTTTACGTCAAGATTTTTCTGTTGTACGGCTGCAGCAATCTGAGCATTAGCAAGAACAACAGCTTGCTGATTCGACAAGTTTTGCGACTGCAAAGAAAACGCATTAGCGCTGTTCTGCAACATAGCTTGCTGACGAGCATTCAAATTTGCAAGCTCAATATTCTGAGAGGCAGCAGCATTTGCCAGAGCAACCTGTTGACGATTGTTCAGATTGGTCAAATTCATCTGAGCAAATGTCTGAGCATCTGCCGCAGCAATGGGTGTAGCAGACTCCATAGCCGATTGAATAATGGCGGCTGCTGCCATGCTACTACCACCAAGTCCACGTGCCGCCATAGCCGCGTTAGCAGCCCTCATAGCGCCTGCAGCCCATGCAGGAGTGCCGTCATTAAACTGCTGCATCAAAGACGTAAGCTGTCCCTGAATAGTTGCTGCAGCTTCTACTCTTCCCTGTTCTGTAGACGCAAGAGCTTGGCTAAAGTTTCCTTGCTGTGCAATTGCAACAGCGTCTTGGTTTAGTTTGTCAGCTACGGCAGCAATGGCTTTTACAGGCTCTGTAATTTGCAAAGCCTGTTTTGCAATATCAACAATTTCTTCGTTTGCTACCTGACGCTCTTGAGCAATCACTGTAGACTGTGCTGCTGTTTGCTGTGCAATTTCCTGTGGAATGACACCAGCCTTGGCAGCAGCTTCAACAGCAGTTGCAGTGAGCGTAGCTGTCTGTACAGCACCAAGATTGTATTTAGTAACAGCTTGAGCAGTCGGTGTTACACCTGTAAACTTTGCTGCTGTAACATCTGTTGGCTTGGCAACAGTTGCTGCTTTTGCTTGTTCTGCCGCACCAGCTTTAGCAGAATCTTCAACCTTAGTCGCTGCCATCGTTGCTGCCCCAACATCACCAAGAGTGTAGTCAGTAGCAGCAGTTGCTGTTGGAGTTTCACCGGCAAATTTAGCAGCAGTGACATCTGTCGGTGCTGCCATTGTTTGTGCTGTAGCTGTTTTAGCAGCATCAGCTTTAGCAGCATCTTCAACCTTAGTCGCTGCCATCTTCGCCGTGCCTGCAGCGCCAAGAGTATAGTCAGTGACGGCTTTAGCTTCTGGTGTAGTTCCAGCAAGCTTAGCAGCTTCTGCTGTAAAAGTCTTATCCGTAGTTTGAGCAACAGCAGAAGGAATACCACCAACATCAGCAGCAGTAGCTGCCTTTGCAAGCATTTCATCTGTTTGCTTTAGTGGCGTAACAGGCGTCACTGTTGTAGCAGTGGCTGGAGCAACAGTTTTAGCTATAGCTCCTTCAGACAATGTTCCTTGTTGTGCTACAGCTTTAGCACCCTCTGACACTGTTCCTTTTTCTGCGAAGAGCTTATTCATTTGCTCTTGTACATCGGACAACGCTGTAGTTGCCGTATAGGTTTGTCCTGCTGCTACCTGCGCTGCTGTCGCCTGTTCTGCAACACCCGCTGTCTTTAATGTTGCTGTAGGCGCTGTACCGAGCTTATAAGCAGAATCTGTAGGATCAAGCTTCAAACCTTCTGTAGAAGTCTGTTGCGCCTGTACCTGCTGCGTTGCACCAGCAATGGGAACACCTGTTTCAGTATATTGTGTAGCAGGAGTTGTCTTTGGAATAGTGGTGCCTGCTTTAGAAGCAATGCCTTGCAACGCTGTCCAATCAGCGTCTGTTTGTTTAGTGCCGAGAGCAGTGTCAACACCAGCGCGAATTTGAGCGTCAGTGAAGCCTTCAGAACGCAAACGATTATATTCAGCAGCTTTCTGTGCTGCTGTTGCTGTTTTAGTGTCGATGTTCAGCTTGACTGGCTTTGTGGTTGCACCACTTGTTGCGTCGTCTACGGTGAACGCACTGGCATCCGTTACTGTATCTGGGCGTACTCGTGGTGATTGACGACCAGTGTCGGCGCGAACACCACTACCGGACGCCCTAGCAAGAGAAGTTAATGCAGACCAATCAGAATCTGTTTGAGTACCTGCAGCATTGCGAATTTGTGCATCAGTAAAACCAGCACCAATAAGACGATTATATTCAGCAGCTTTCTGTGCTGCTGTTGCTGTTTTAAGATCAATATTAAATGTTACCGCACCACCAGCAGCATACTTCTTAACAACACCGCCCTTAGCCATGTATTTATCAGCAACCATGCCATACTTCATAGCCAAAGCAGGAGAGCTTTTCAAAAACTCATCGAAGCCCTGCATAGGGCCTTCGTAACCAAGCTTACGGGCTACGATTTCTTTTTGCTTTGCGGTGAATTTACTCATACTACTTTTCTCGGTGAAAGTAAGGCATCGTTGATATATGGCATTAAAGCGGCATTATCTCTAAGAAGAGCAATGATTCCACTGGTAATACAATATACTTGCCTTTCTGATAGCTCAAGTTGAAATATCTCATCAATGATGTGCAACGATTCATGTAACAATGTGTCAGCTTCTAATAGCTGTTGCTGCCCATCCTTAACAACAATTGTGCATGTTTCAAAATTTACACCACCAACTTGATCATCATATTCCTCAACTTTTACTACGTCATATTCTCTACCAACAATTTTCAACAAAGATGGAATAGTCATTTGAGTAGTTTCGCTTCTGCTTGTCTACGTCTGGTAAGACCTGCCATTATTCTACCAGCAGCTTTGTTCCACTTCACTATTTCTTCTGATGCACCAACCCAATCTTTAGCATCAACACGTTTCTTCAGTGTTGATATGCGATAGTTTCTGAGTCCGCAGTTATACGCGAAAGAAATAATTGCAGCAAGACGTCTCGGAGGCTCTTGCAACAGCGTTGGAGACATTGTCAATACCCCAGCGCAGAAGTGTAACAAATGATTGTCTAGGGACGCTTCAGCCTGTTGTTGCGTCCACACTGTGTTGTGTTTCACTTCAGGGCCTGTGCTGCCCCATCCTATCGTCCAAGGCTGTGCGCCTGTGCCGGGATCGGGATAGGCATGACAATCTCCGTTAGGAAGTCGTCTAGCATATCCCTCAAACGGCTTACACAATGTTTCTTTAGCAATACTTATTGCTTCAGCGACTTGAGTATTTCTCAAACAAAAAAATTCCTTTTAGAACAATTCTGAGAAGCGGTTATTACTTGAAGATTCCACGGTACATGAAGTCCACAAACAATTTTTCCACGAAGAGGAACAATGTGATCAACATGATATTTAACACCTGTTGTTTCGGTTCGAATTTTTGCAATATCATAAAATTGTTGAATGAGCCATTTGTCATCTTTTGAAAGCCATGACGGAAACGCATGCATTTTACTTGTGTATCTTTGCATACAGTTTGAATTGTGTCGTTCTCTATTGTTAATGACCCATTCTCGCGCACGTTGCTTATACTTTTCAGAATTATTTTTATAATGTTCAGTAGACGTTTTTCTATATTTTTCTTTATTTTTCTGATAGTGTTGACGTTTCTTTTCTAATTTAAGATGTCTTCGTTCTTCTTTTTCTCTTATTAAAGTTTCTTCATTTTTTGGTGGCTTTCTTCGCGCAGCATTTATACACTCTCGACACCATCCCTGAAGACCATCTTTAGATTTTTTGTTAGTGCAGAAAAAAGATGACTGTTTTTCTGACTTACATTTGCTACATTTTTTGATTATCATCGAGGTGACGAGTGATACCTGTCTATGGTGCGCCCCAAAAACCAAAATGTTAAAATCATCATCAACATAGCAAAATCTTCTTCTGACCACACTTGATTAGCAATATCAATGGCAGCTACACCAGTGTTGATTGCATAGGTGACAGTGACGATTTTTACTGTGACGTACATTCCAAAAAGCAACCAAGTGATGCCGGGACGAACCAACGCAGAAACGCTAGCAACCCATTTCCATGCTTTGCTGTCTGCTTCGGCTTGTTGCTTAAATGCTTCACCGATAGCTTCTAAACTTGTCTTGCTAAAGTCTACGTATTTCTCTTCCATGCGAAACTGACCTCTCACTTTCTCAAGATCAGTTTGTAGCGTAAACATTTTCAGTTCATGAAAGCGTTCATCCTTCTTGTCGAAGAATTTCAACACTTCTGGTGCAAGACGGAACAGCCCTCCTAAGAGGGCTCCGATAAAGCCTGTGCCAACAAAGTCAAGCATTACACACCTCCTTGGATTGAGTCATCACCGCCGAGTACATCGACGACCTGCGTATCGGGCAAGACAATGACTTCAGTTGACACTTCTTCAATCCAACGCTCTTCGGACTGGCTCCAAGACCAATTGCCTTCAGGCTTAACAGGACGCACCACCCAGCCCGGAGGGAACCACCACACAACCTCTTGACCGTCTCCAGCTACAGGAGGCTCAGGCACTTCGATCCAGCCGTCAGTGCCGTCTGTTTCGGGCTTAGGGATTGATCCAAGTTTTGAATACAGCATTTGAGTTAGAGCGTAAAAAACGGCGCAATCGGGGCCGTGAAGTTGGCGGTGTAGCGGGCAAAGCCTTTGGTGATGCGCAGGTCGTCGATATAGCCGTTGAAATTGCCCGACGATGCGCTGACGGCTCCAATCCAACTTGATGAAGTCGCTGGTAAATTCAGATTTGTTGAAAATGTCCCGCTTGTTTGCTGTGTTCCATTTACAAAAAGTCTTAAAGTTGTTCCAGATCGTGTAGCAGCAAAATGGTTCCACGTAGAATTTAATAGTGTACTGGCTGTAAAAGTAAGCGAACCAGAACCAAAAAGTTCTACGTAAATAGTCCCGCCAGATACTACGTAAGATTCTATACACCCAGCCGTTTGAGACGTGCCCAAAACAAAAAAGCGCGGCCACCCACCACCTATGGTTGAACTGTTGTTTGCCGTGGAGCCATACACCCACATCTCAATGGTGAAGTCACCTGTTCCAAACGCCAAGTTAACATTGGCTGGTGTAGACAGCGCATCCCCCGTCCCATCAAACGCAATAGAAGACCCACCCCATTTACTCTGCGTAGTGCTGATCTGCGCATTACCCACCGTCTCAAGGTTGTTCATCATCGCGTTGTCAATGACGCCTGCGTTGGTGTAGTTGAGCAGGAGGCTGGTGTTAGTGATGGCGGTGAGAGGTGCTGTGGGGACTGTATAAGTCGCGCCGGTATACAGCGCCGTGCCATTGATGCATCTGGCGTTGCTTATATACGCATTTGACGGATAAGCTGTACCACCAATGTAATTGTTTGAATCTGTGGGCAAAGCAGTACCGGAAGAAATTGCTGTTGTTGTTGCTACCCGTACTCCGTCTGCATAAACTGAATAAGTACCACCGTTACGAACAGCCGCTATGTGATGCCAAGCAAATGGGGGGAAAACTGCAGGAAATGAACCGATAATTGCCGCCCAATTTGAGGCTGCAGTATTAGGTATTAGCAAATCAACAGCGCCGGTGCCGCCACCACCAATCTCAAGTCTTAATGAATAAGAACTACCTCGTAAACTTAGGACGGTGTGCGATGCAGTTGTGAGTGGATACACCCATGCCTCAATAGTAAAATCTCCCGTTGCTGGGATAGCAGTTCCGTTAAAATATAAGTTATCCCCCGTCCCATCAAAGTACCCACTGCCACCATTTGTCCCTGCAGCATACGAGGCAGTCGGAGAGAACGGGCTGAAGACTTGGACGCTTACATCGCCGTTGCGTGTGATGGTGAAGTTGTTGGCGCTGTTGTCAATGAAGCGGTTGCTTTGACAGGTCAGCAGACTGGTGTTGGTGATGGCGGTGAGAGGTGCTGTGGGTGGAGTGAAGTTGGCTGTATATACAGCAGATCCTTTTACATACCTAAAATTAGATATGTAACCGCCAAAATTAGTAGCCCCTGTGCCAGTATTTGCGGTGCCGATTCGAAACCCATTAGTAACTTGATTTATTGCTGCGCTGCTTGTAGTTGTGTATGCCTGAGTTCCGTTTACATACGCTGTAAATGTGCTGCCGCTTCTTACATAAGCAAAATGTGCCCAAGTATTTTTAACACTTGCAACGGAACACAACACTCCACCTGATATTATATTCCACGTTGAACCGTTAGACGTTGCATACCACAATATGTCTGTACCATCTGAATACCCAAGCAGCATCCCATTTTGGGCGCTACCTCCAGTATCTGTTCTGCATACACAAGTCTGACTTGCTCCGCTAGTTATAAATACCCAAAATTCGATTGTAAAATCCGAAGTTCCTAATTGAAAAGCCGTGTTGGTTGGAGTTTCAAAATATGTTCCACTACTCGGGCCATTAAAGAAGTTACTCCAGTTCGCCCCATACGGAGCAAACGTACCTTGCGTGGTGTTGCCGTTACGGGTGATGCTGAAGTTGTTGGTGCTGCTGTCTAGGAACGTGTTGTTCTGCGCTCCGTTGGTGCCGTTGCCGGGCAGGAGCATGGTGACGTAGTTGAACTGCAGATCAACCGGCCTCGGCCATGTACCCGCCTTGATGTACTGCTGCGCCTGATCCAGAGTCCATATCCCCGGCGCTGCGCTTGTTGTCGGCGCAGTGGGGTTTGCCATGATGAAACCACCGGGGTATTGTTTAGACATTGGCTACCTCAATCCAAGACTGACTTGCTTCATCCCACACATACCGTTTGCCGTTAGTTGGGTACGGCACGGGCGCTTCCCAGCGACAAGTGGCCTCGTCGAGCACCCACGACGGGTACGGCTTGGGCGGGATGAACGCATCGCGCTGGCTGTCGTAGGTAAAGCCAATCCCTGCGTAGTTCTTGCGAATGTTGGCGTTATAGCTGGTTTGAACCCAAGTTGTTCCGGGAAACAGCGACTGACAGAACACAATGCCCTTGGCTTCAGATTCAACGCCGTTATCCAGCAGTTCGTTGTTGTGGATGACGATGACCTGAAGCACTACGTTGTTATCGTCAAGTTGTGCAAAGTGAGCCATTGATACCTCAGAACGTAATCGTGCCAGAGGCGTTGAACTGGTAAATTGTGCGGCCACCGGATGTGGTTACCGTGGGGGAGCCGGTGGTGGATGCTGCTGCAACTGGTGCAGAGATGATGACTACACCAGAGCCACCTGCTCCTGCTGCAGTGCCGGTACTCCAAAAAGCTGCGCCGCCGCCGCCGCCTGTGTTTGTTGTGCCAGAAACGCCATTTGGAGACGCAGAACCGCCTCCGCCGCCTCCGCCGCCATTACCACCAGATGATGAATCGGCTCGGCTAGAACCTCCACCGCCGCCGCCGCCACCAGCCCTAAATATCGATGTGCCAGTTATTGATGACGCTAATCCCGCGCCACCATTTCCAACTGGAGTAGAGTTTGGATTAACTGGGCCATTTGAACCGGCTGCACCAGCGCCACCGCCACCGCCACCCCCATATAAATCGCCTTCGCCGCCGCTATTCCCCTGCCCGCTTGTTCCACTTGCGCCAGGGTCATCTGCACTTCCCCCGCCACTACCTCCAGTTAAAGGGGCTCGGTCAGGGTTGCTGTATGCACCGCCGCCACCGCCACCGGTTGAAGTAATAGATGAAAATACAGAATTACTTCCACTAGTTCCACGCCCAGTAAGTGCCGCTCCATTACCAGCGGCACCACCCCCACCAACAGTTACCGTAAGCGCGGATCCCGTACTAACACTAAAACTTGAAGCAGCAAGATACCCACCTGCGCCACCTCCACCGCCAAGTTGTGATCCGCCGCCACCGCCTCCTGCAATAACAAGGTAATCAACCAAAAAAAGTTGGGGCGGCCAACCACTCCCAGCAATAGCCTGCAACTGTTGCTCAAGCGTCCAGATGCCCGGAGCACTACTTGATGAAGTAGTCGGTGGCGTAGCGGAGATTACCCCGCCTTTGTAGCGCATGCTCATGCTGCGCTCCTTACGTGATGTCCTCGTACGAAATGCTGTACGTCAACGAACTAGCCGTGCCGCTGGTCACTGTGATTGACGTACCTTCTTGGAGGTAGATCGCGGTAGTCTTGTCCACCACGATCAAGGAGGCGTTGCCGGGGACGGAGATAGCCGAGGCCACTGGAAACGCAGTTCCGCCTGACGGTGCAGAGCCTTGAGCCACAGCACCGTTGGTGTAGATACTGACTGTGGTGTTTGCCGCCGAAGCCGTGGTGTTAGCCACAACGATCTGGTTGATCTTAAACACCTTGCTGGACGATGCTGCGTTAGGCAGCAGAACCACGGCAGTTGCGACGGACGGTGTGAGGTATGTCGTAACACCGTTGATGACGGTGACGTTGACGATGTTGGGATTTGCCATGATGCTTCCTTAGAAACCAAAGATCATCGCCATTGCGATGCTTTTGCCGGTATTGATACCGCCAAGATTGCTCAATGCAGTAGCCGCGATTGTAGCACCTGTGCCGCCATTAGCAATTGGGAGCGTACCAGTAACTTCAGAAGCAAGATTGACATTACCTGCTGTAAACGCAGATGTGCCGTTGCCTTTAACCACGCCCGTGAGTGTTGCTGCGCCTGTACCACCATTGCCCACGGCAAGAGTGCCTGCGACCGTCACTGCCCCGTTTGTAGCTGTGCTTGGCGTCAGCCCGGTGGTGCCGAAACTGATGGTGCTGACGCCAGCAGTCGGTGTACTAGATTGCCAAGTGGTGCCATTGCTGGTAAGAATGTTTCCTGCCGTACCCGGAGCCACAGTCTGAAACGCCGATGTACCATTACCAAGCAATACATTGTTTGCTGTGAATGTGCCAGCACCTGTGCCGCCATCAGCAACAGCCAACGCATTCGTCAAATCAAGCGTAGCTACATAAGCTGTACCGGCAGCATAGATGTCCTTAAACTTAAGACTGTTAGTGCCCAAATCAACTGTATTAGTTGTCTTTGGATTAAGAGTAGTGCTACTAGCTACAACATCCTGTGCCGGACCAATCTTAGTGATAGGAGCACCTTCAGCAGCAGTGCCGTCATGCGTATGACCTGTAGTGTTTACAAACGCAGCTTGAATGCTATCAAATTCACCATCCAAATCTGCCGCATTGATGATGTTGCCATCAGCAATGTTATTTGCTGTGTCGCTACGGATATATCCTGCCATGTCCTATTCCTTTAGCGCCTGTCGTGTGACGCAAACTCAATTGTAGCGGCATCAAACACTACAGGAGGAGTTAGCTGATCGCAAATAAATTGCAACGAGACTAAAAATCCACTACCAACAAGCTGCTTTTCATACACAGTCTTTAACTTTCCACCATAGACAGAAACACCATAACGAGCTTCTGTGGTGCCATAAAAAGCAACAGACTCATTGGTGTTTGACATCTGTATACTATCTGGTTGTAGCACATCCTTGTCGTCTAGGTCAAGTTTGACGTTTAACGCAATATTTGTTGTACCAACTGGTTGAATGTATAGATGCAGCTTGTATAGTGTTTTTCTGATGCGTGGATCATTTAGCGGAACAAATGGAGTTGCAAAAGAAGAAGTAATGGCAACATTATCAAATGTATTGCTCTCCTCCATTTTATAGACGTAGCCATCAGCGCGGGCAAATACAATAAGCTCCTGCTGCTGATAAAAATCACTGTCAGCAGTGTAGCATTTAATACCTGTCAACTCAGCCCAGTTAATGCCTTCTTGATCTAGTTGTGTTCCTAAGATGCCTTTACTAGATGCTGATGTTATGGCAGCATCATATCCAAACAAACGATATTGACTCTTGCTCTTAATAACAACAGATGTAAAAGAACTGAAAGTAGTCAACAATGCTACCAATTCTTTCTGAATAGGCTTAGATGCTACAGCAAGATTGAAGTCACCAATACGATCTGTTGCTGACAAAAACCTAAGACCATCAGGTCCTAAGAACATCAAGTCTCCACCAACTTCTTGAACAGTGTCGCTAGCAGCGCAGCCAAGGTTTTCAGTGATGGGTTGAAGTTGATAATCTGCTGCTGTATTTCCAACAAGTCTCTTAATTGATTGCTCACAGAAAACGATGAGTTGTTCTCTAAATACCTTCAGTGCTGTTATCTTTCCTCCTACGTTAATGATACCAGCGCCATTAGCAGCAGATGTATCAGTATCAGAGAACGGAGCAGTAAAGATGAGGCTTTCATCTTTAGCAAAGAACAAACAATTCTTAAACCAAGCTACGTGTTCTACCCCCAACAAATCAGTAGTGCTAGTAAGCTGTTGAGCAGAAACATTATTGTAAATAATGGGATATGAAACACCATTAACAGCAACGATTTTATTTGTATTGTTTAGCTTATACTTCGAAAATCTAGTTTTAGTTCCAACAGGAAATGCTGTGCTTGTAAACGTAATTGCTGCATCATTAGCAGGACTACTAGCTAGAGCAGGATAGATTGACAATGATGCACCACCGCTTGTTACAGAAACAGCAGAGGTGATGATGTATGTCTTCTCAACGCCAGCAATGGTGAATGTGTCATATTGCTGAGGTGTCGATGTCAGTCCATCAACAACAATCGTTGACCCTGTCTGAGAGCCACCATTAACGAGCACAGTGCCGTAAGAAGGCACATTGATTTGCGTATATCCAGTGCCAGTTGTTCTGTACAAATCAGAACCTCTAGCAATGATGACAGCATCATCCCAAGCTGCAATGCCTGTACTGACAACATCTGTTCTGTTGGCAAAAGTGACAACGGCTTTATCAGCAGGACTAGACACCAATGAGCTTGTCAGCGTCAGCGTCAAAACCTTATTGGTAGCGTCATAAGAAACACCACCAGCGCTAATGGTGTAGGTGTTAGCACCAATAGTGATAGTGCTACCCGCTGCAGGAGCAGCAGATACTCCCGCTAAAACAAGTGTGGTTCCTGTTTGTCCGCTACCCTGTACCACAGGCTTACCAGCCCACGGAATAGTGTTGCTATCATATTTGATATAGCCAAGAATACGCCTATACCCGCCCTCAATAGAGGGCTCAAAGTTACGCAATATTCTAGCGCTACCGGGTGCTTGAATGCCGTGTTGAAGAGGTGACAGATTGCTAATCAATCCACCACGAAATTCAAACTGATATGTCTGCCACTTATCCATTTAGACTATTCTCGACCCAGAGATAATCATACTACCTTGTGGAACATATGTTGAAGTGACGTATTCATACCTATTAATGAGGATTGTCCTCATTCTCTTCAACCCTTCTTCGAACTTACTCTTAGAAATGCTGGCAGCTTGTTCATTGCTTCTAAACATATAAGCATGATATTTAGCACCGTCGAGAATGACATGCTTATATCGCTCAGGAACAAAAGGAACGTCTGTTGTATTAACCAAATCTACAGGAATACGATAGTATTCATAGACAAGTTCATAGGCGTCTTTAGGTGGAGGAATCACAATGTATTCTTCGCTAGGTGCATGACAAACCATAGACGGCACATTACGAACAGAAGTGTCTGCCGTGTATTCTTGATCTACATAATGCTTCAGGTATTCATCATATGTAATTACTTGAAGACGTACTGTATCATTTCCAAATGTGCTGTCTGCTTTAATACGAAAACTGTCAAAGTCAATTTTGGAAGCATCCATCGGGAAACTATATCGACTCTGACCAGCAGTCAACGTATCTTCTTGTTCAACGTGATTGAAAGGCCAATCTTGTCCTACCTGATTAATGTCACGTAAAGCATTATTGACAGCATCTTTAGCGTGGGCATAGAAGCCTTTAGCAGTGAGGAAATTAGCAGAGGTAAGCTCAACCTCGTTCAAAGAACGAAGCAGGGCGTTGGTGATTTCTAGATAGTTGTATGCCATATCATTGCTCCTTAATGCGAAGCTTTATGGTGCGCTCTGCAATGGACCCACTGCTATCAGTAATGCGACAATATACTTTATATTCTACATTATTGGTGCCAAGTGCCAAGTTGATAGTGGCAACAGTATTGGTATTAGTGTTAGCAACATTCTGAAGTCCATTGACAACACTGCCTGCTGTAAACGCTGTCTTCACTCCAGTAGAATTATCGGTAAACCAACTTACACCGCTAATAGTGACACCATCACCTAACCAGCGCGACCAATCTACGCTGTAGTCAAGCTGTTCATCTTTGTCCTTATTAGGCCACCGATACGACATATTATGTTCCTATACCTACTGTACGTTCTTTGCTTGTTGTACCACGACTTACATACACTTGTCTAATGTCTCTATCTATCACAACTGTTCGCGCTGTCGATTTTGGTTCAATATACAGCGTTCTTGGTTGAGATTCAACATAAACATACCTAGCAATTGCAGGTGTCTTTGCTTCAACGAAAACAATTCTATTTCTATCAAACGCATTAGCATCATACGAGAACACGGTTGTTGTAACAACAACGTTCCCATTGAAAGACGTTACGCTATTTCCTGTAACTGCAAATCTACAATCAAGAGAAAATGTCGGTGTTCCAACGGCTGCTGTTGCAGAAACACCGGATAGAACAACAAGTTCGTCTAGTCTAACATTCGCTTGATAGAATGTCTGAACATTATCAAATCGTTCAGCAAGTAGTGTTACTGTTCCACGAAGAACATCTGGTGCATAAAACGTCTGCGTGTTGCTGACGAATGGCGGCTCCAGTGTAATGACAGATAGAGCCGTAGCTGCATAAAACGTCTGATTGTTGGTGACAATCGACGGGGTGAGTGATACTGGTCCCGCTGCAACTGTGGCACTATAAAACGTCTGCGTATTGCTGACGAGTGATGGCTGTAACGCATTGAAAAATACAACTGTAGCTGCGTAAAATGTCTGAGCGTTATCGAAACGCGCCGTTTGAACAACATTACTAACAGTCTCGACAACAGGGCTATGGAAAGTCTGAATGTTATCAAAACGTGCCGCTTGAACAACATTGCTAACAGTCGTGACAACAGCGCTGTAGAAAGTTTGAGCGTTGTCAAATCTTGTTGCTTGAACAACATCGCTAACAGTCGTGACAACAGCGCTGTAGAAAGTTTGAGCGTTGTCAAATCTTGTTGCTTGAACAACATCGCTGACAGACGAGACAACAGCGCTGTAGAAAGTTTGAGCGTTGTCGAATCTTGTTGATTGAACAACATTGTTGACAGC